TTTTTTTTTAAATCCTAAAACCGTTTATGGCTGCAAGACACAAATACAGACTGCAATGTCAGACAATAAATAAACAGAATAAACTTCCTTGCAAAGCTTCAGGAATATTAATGAAGAATGGTAAGATCCGATGCAGAATGCACGGTGGCTGGAGTACAGGACCTAAAACTCCTGAAGGTAAAGCGAAAGCATTACTGAATTTAAAACAGAATAATAATGACCAAAAAACTAGAATTAACACCAGCAATAGCTGATGATATTGAACGTCTATTGATGAATGGTACTCCTCTTACTACCATTTGCCAAAACAAAGATGCGCCTTCATTATCTAAAGTCTATGACTGGATCAGATCCGATAAAGAATTTGCGGACAGAATACTGACTGCTCGTAAGATAGCAGCTCAAACATATCTTGATAAGATGATTGAAGAGCTAGAGAAGGCAGACAATAAAAGCATTGCAGTAACAAGAGAGAAGTTAATTCATTATCGATGGATGGCATCTAAACTTGTTGCAATCTATGGAGACAAACAACATGTTGAAGTAGATAGTAAGATAGAGATTACTTGGAACAGTCCTGAACAGGATATTAAGAACGTCACAGAGTTGGGTAGCTAACACACAAACAAAGCTCTCGCACACGACATGAGGTTCGAATGATTCTAAATTGCAACTACATTTACAGAGATCAGTACCGTATCCGTACAAGAATTTAAATAAGCTATTGTTTCTACCGTAGAGCGATTGCCTGACGTGCAATGTGTTTACCTTTTGGCAGATAAATTAGATGATTTTCTAAAAAGGTCATACCCCAGAATGTTGGCGCAGAGGCTAATACATAATCTATCGGTATTTAACACAAAGAGACAAACAGATGACTAAATATATCAAAGACAAGTTTCGCAATGTAACCGCAATAAGCTTCAAGGCTTATGATAATGATTTAATAATAAACTTTTCAGGTTTCGAAACTGAACAGGATGTAGAAGATTTCTGCGAATTTGTTTTTAACAGAATACACATGAGATCGAACTTTGGAGAAAATCCACCAACAGTACATTGATTATGAAAAAATTTATAAATGAATTAAGATTTAAAATAGAATGTCTTTGCATTGATCATCCTTTGCTAATCACATTTGCAATCGGATTTATATTAGGTGCTGCTATATTTTAATGAAAATCCAAATACCGTACACGCCAAGAAAGCACCAGGCGTTTATTCATAAAGAATTAGACAAGTATAGATATGCTGTACTTTGCTGTCATAGAAGATTTGGTAAGACCGTCATGGTCCTTAACCATTTAATTCGCAGCGCATTACAAAATAAAAACCATAATCCAAGATTAGCTTATATTGCACCAACTTATAAACAGGCAAAGAGTATCGCTTGGGATTACCTAAAATATTATACAAAAAATATTCCTGGTACTAAATGGAATGAAAGTGAATTGCGTTGCGATTTGATTAATGGTTCAAGAATTACTTTATTGTCTAGCGAAAACTTTGACAGTATTCGTGGTATCTATCTTGATATTTGCGCAATCGATGAGGTAGCGCAGATCTCTCAAGGTTTAATTGATGAAGTAATAACTCCAGCTCTAAGTGATAGACGCGGAAAAATGTTTCTAATTGGAACACCAAAAGGAATGAACAATATATTTTATGACTATTATAATAAAGCTCAAGCGGATGATAAATGGTTTTTATATAAAGCTAAAGCTTCTCAAACAAAGATTGTTGAACAAGAAGAATTAGATGCGGCTCTATCCGTTATGGGTCAAGCTAAGTATGACCAGGAGTTTGAATGCTCTTTTATTGGTAATATACAAGGCTCAATCTATGGCGACTTAGTTCAAGAAATAGACGATAAAGGTCAAATTGGATCTGTACCTTATGATCCAGCTTATCCAGTATCAACTGCAATAGATCTCGGTTTTAACGATAGTACATCAATTATATTTTTCCAACTGATAAACCATCAGATCCATATTATTGATTGCTACGAGAACTCTAATGAAGCGTTACCTCATTATGTTCAAATACTAAAAGAAAAACCGTATGTGTATGACAAGCATTATGCACCGCACGATATAGACCAAACAGAATTTAGTTCAGGAAAAACAAGAAGAGAAGTTGCTTATCAACTTGGTATTAAGTTTAGGATTGCACCAAGATTACAATTAGAAGATGGCATACATGCTGTCAAAATGATTTTGCCTAGATGTAAAATTGATAGTGATCACTGTTCTAAATTACTTATAGCTCTAAGACATTATCATAGAAAATTTAATGATAAGGAAAGAGTTTATAAAATTAAACCCGTACATGACTTCAGCTCACATTTTTGTGATGCACTTAGATGTTTAGCAACTGGTTTAGAAGAAAATAAAATAACAAACAAAAACTTACAAAGAGTAGCTGAAAGTAGCTACCAGATTATTTAAGGAGAAAACTATGCCAATGGTAAATGGAAAAAAATACGCTTACACAAAAAAAGGTAAAGCTGCTGCTAAAAGAGCAAAAATGAAAAAAGGTAAGAAGAAGAAATAATCATGTCTTTTATCAAGAAAATATTTTTTCCTAAAGCTCCGAAGATACCAGAAATTAAAATGCCTGAGCCAGCAGAAGTTCCTAACTATGATGAAGAGGAAAGAAAACTTGAAGAAGCTAGAAAATTAAAAGCTGCTGCAAAAAATAGAAAAGGCAGACAATCTACAATTTTAACAACTCAATCTGGTCTTAATGAAATTGATGAAGAAGATTTAAACCAGAAAACTTTATTAGAGGCGTAAGTGGGATTTTTCGGAACAAGAAGTACAAGTACAAATACTGGATCTACAAATAGAGAAAGACAAAGAACTACTCAATACAAAACAAAAGTTAATTATTCTAAAGCAAAAAAAGAAGTTGAAACTAAACAAGGTAGAGATGATTTAGATAACTACGAAGTTAAAAAAGTTCCAGCATTTGTTCCAGGTTCTACAATTTTAAATATGGGTCGAGATCTAAGACAAAAAAGTTTTGAAGTGAATAGAGCTTATTATAGAAAAAATGTTGTAGGTAAACCTGGTTATGAAGATACATTAGATAGCTATTCTAATTATATGAAGGCTAGATCAGCTGGAGAAATAACAGCTACTGGCAATCCTTTATCTCAAGGTGGTGGTGGAGATAATAATCGAAATCAAGGAATAGAAATTGCAAAAGCTGCTACTGGTACTGCAACAACTACAGGACCAAACGAAATTCAAAAGACAGCCACTAATACAATAACTACTAAAGACGCTTCGAAAAATACTACAGACGCTATTCTTGTAGCGAATAAAAGAAAATCAAGAAAATCAACAATCAAAACTTCAGCTACTGGTTTAGAAGAAAACTACACCTTAGCTAAGAAAAAACTACTGGGTTAATCATTATGGCAAGACGTGGACTTTACGCAAATATTCATGCGAAACGAAAAAGAATTAAAAAAGGCAGTAAAGAGAAAATGCGAAAAGCTGGTCAAAAAGGAAGACCTACTGCTTCACAATTTAGAAGAGCAGCAAAGACAGCTAAAAAAAGAAGATAATGCAACAGCAAGAATATAGAGATCTAGCAAAAACTTTAAAAGACGATCTTTCCAGATTAATGGAAAGAAGATCTAATTGGGAGAGCCATTGGCAAGAAGTTGCTGATTATATGCTTCCAAGAAAAGCAGACATAACTAAAGTTAGATCAAGAGGAGATAAAAGACATACTCAAATCTTCGATGGTACTGCAACGCATTCAATGGAATTACTTGCAAGTTCTTTGCATGGTATGCTTACTTCCTCTGTTAATAGATGGTTTGCTTTAAGGTTTAAAGAAAATGCTGTTAATGAAAATGATGAAGCTAGAGAGTGGTTAGAAGATGTTACGGATAAAATGTATCTTGCAATCTCAAGATCTAACTTCCAACAGGAGGTGTTCGAAACGTATTTTGATTTAATTGCGTTTGGTACAAGTTGTTTACAAATAGAAGAAGATGAAGAAAGTATTATTAGATTTTCTTCAAGACATATTAGAGAAATTTATATTTCAGAAAATGCTAAAGGTTTAGTTGATTGCATTTATAGAAGATTTAAAATGTCAGCTAAAGCAACTGTTGAAAAATTCGGAGTTGAAAATTTAAGTAAAGAAGTTTTAAATACATTTAAGAAATCTCCTTTTGAAGATATTGATTTAGTACATGTTGTTAAACCAAGAGATATTTATAATCCAAGAAAAGAAGATAAAAAGAACATGCCTTTTACTTCTGTTTACTTTGAGTTTTCTACTGGACATATTATTTCAATAGGTGGTTTTAAAGAATTTCCTTATGTAGTTCCAAGATATTTAAAAGCTTCTAATGAGATTTATGGAAGATCTCCTGGAATGAACTCTTTAAGCGATGTGAAAGTTCTTAATAAGATGGTTGAAGTTGGAATGAAAGCTGCACAAAAGCAAGTCGATCCACCTCTATTAGTACCAGACGACAGTATGCTTTTACCTATAAGAATGTCTCCAGGATCTATTAATTATTATAGAGCTGGCTCAAGAGATCGAATTGAAACTTTAAACATTGGTGCAAACAATCCACTAGGATTAAATATGGAAGAGCAAAGAAGAAGAGCTATTGCTCGAACTTTTCATGTTGATCAATTACTAATTACTGAAAATCGTAATATGACTGCAACTGAAGTCGTACAACGAAATGAAGAGAAAATGCGTATTCTAGGACCAGCTCTTTCAAGATTACAGTCAGAGTTATTACAGCCACTAATTATTAGAATTTTTAATATAATGATGAGAGGAAAATTATTTCCTCAAGCTCCAGAAATACTATTAGATCAAGAAGTAGATGTTGAGTATGTAAGTCCAGCAGCTTTAGCTCAAAAAGGACAAGAGCTTAATGCGATAGTTAAAGGATTAGAGTTGTTTGGCAACATATCTCAATTAGCTCCTCAATCATTAGATTATATAGATCCTCCAGGATTAATAAAAAGTTTAATACAAATATTAGGATTACCAGCAACGATGATTAGATCGGAAGCTCAGGTAGAAGAAATAGCACAACAGAAAGCCGAAGCACAACAACAACAAGCAATGATGCAACAACAGATGGCTGAAAGTGAGATGGCTAGAAATGTTGCTCCAGCAGTACAGGCGGTAACAAATGCAACAACAGAACAACAATCTTAATAATAATAAAAAATTTTTAGAATTAATAAAAAAATATAAAATAGTTTTTGGATCAGATGACGCTAAAGCAGTCATGGATGATTTAGAAAAAAGATGCTTTTACAATGTAACAACATTTAGTAAAGGCGACACCAACGAGACAGCTTTTTTTGAAGGACAGAGAACAGTTCTGTTATTTATAAAAAGCATGATCAATCATAAGGAGTAATCTATGGATCAGACAACTGAGCAATCTGCTCAACCTGATGTAACGCAGACAACTACTACGCTTACAGCAGAACAACCACAAACAACAACAACAGAAACACCAACTGTTGATTTTCAATCTTTAATTCCAGACGAATATAAAGAAGAGAAGTCATTAAAGAATTTTAATAAAATGGATGACTTTGTTAAATCATACTTGCATTCACAAAAGCTAGTTGGTTTAGATAAAATTCCAGTACCTAACAAGCATTCTACAGATGATGATTGGAAAGAAGTTTATAAAAAACTTGGCAGTCCTGATAGTGCTGATGGATATAAATATACGTTACCTGAAGATCATGCAGTACCAGAAGAAACTTTAAAAACATTTTCTGAACAAGCTGCTAAATTAGGATTACTTCCTAAACAAGCTGACGGTATTATGAAATATTATAATGAGGTAATTCAACAAGGACAACAAGACGCTTTAGCTCAAGCTGAAACTGCAAGGATGTCCTCTGAAGAAACTCTAAGAAAAGAGTTTGGACCAAGTTATCAAAACAAAATCACTGGTGCTAGAAATCTTGCTACTGCTACTTTAGGAGAAGATTTCCTAAATACAACAATGTTACAAGATGGAAGTAAGCTAGGAGATAATCCTCAATTAGTTAAAGCATTTGCAGATCTTTCTGAAAAATTATCTGAAGATACTATCGTTCAAGGAGACAATCCTTCTTATATGACATCTAATGAAATTGAAAAACAGATAGCCTCATTAACTGAAGATGGATCTCCATATTGGGTAAAAGATCATCCTAATCATTCAAAGAATGTTGATGAAGTATTTAAACTAAGAAAACTGTTAGTAGATGGCGAATAATAACGATCAATTAACAGATGAAGAAGTAAGATTAGAATGTATTAGACTGGCTGTAGAGTTTGCGCCAGAAATTGCTAGAGTTACTGATCCTATTTCAAAAGCTCAAACGTATTACGATTGGGTTACAAAACAAAATTCTAAGCGACAACCTGAAAAGACCGCTTCGAAAAAAGACAAAGTGAAGTCTTAAAACTTACAGAAGAGATCTCCAGTCTTGGAGGCAATCAAATCGATTAACATTAACCAACATAACTAAGGAGATTTGAAAAATGTCAAATCAAATTACAACGGCTTTCGTTGAACAATATTCAAATAATGTTCAAATGCTTAGCCAACAAAAAGGCTCTTTGTTAAGAGGTGCTGTTGATGTTGAAACTGTTGTTGGAAACAATGCGTTCTTTGAACAAGTTGGATCTGCTACTGCTCAAAAAAGAGTTAGTCGTCACAGTGATACGCCTCAACTAGACACACCACATGCGAAGAGACGCGTTAGTTTAGTGGACTATGAATATGCTGATTTAATAGACCAGCAAGATCGTGTGAGATCGCTCATTGATCCTACAAGCGCTTACGCAAACGCGGCTGCATTCGCTCTTGGAAGAAGTATGGATGACGAAATAATTGCAGCAGCAACAGGAAATGCTTTTACTGGCGTAACAGGTAGTACATCTACTCCGTTAGGTGCTGGTCAAGCAATTACTGAAAGTGGAACGGATGGATTAACATTAGCTAAATTAAGAACTGCAAAAGAAAAGTTCGATTTAGCAAGTGTAGATAGTTCAATTCCAAGATACCTTGTTTGTGGACCCAGACAAATTTCTGATTTGTTAGGAACTACATCGGTAACATCAAGCGACTTTAATACGGTTAAAGCTTTAGTAAATGGCGAAGTTGATACTTTTATGGGTTTCAAATTCATTACATCTACTAGACTTTCAATCGGTTCTTCTAAAAGATTATGTATTGCCTTTGCTGGCGATGGCATAAAGCTTGCGTTAGGTAAAGACGTTATGACTAGAATTGATGAGAGAGCTGACAAAGGCTACTCAACTCAAGTTTACGTTTGTATGTCAATCGGCGCTACGCGTATGGAAGAAGAAAAAGTTGTTTCAATCCAAGCTCACGAAGCTTAATCAATAGGAGATATAAATCATGGCAAGTGTTAAAGCGGTAAATATTACCAACTTAGATGCTACTCCGATTGTTAAGACGGATAGCGAAACTAACGGTGGAAAAATCAGAGTATCTTACGATAACTATGAAGCTTCATCATTAGCAAGTGGATCAGACATTACGATTGGCAGAATACCAGCCAACGCAACTATAATGGATGTTGTTCTAAAGTGTGATGCTTTAGGCGGATCTTCAACTTTAGCAGTTGGAGACAGCGGAGACGCTGACAGATATTTAGCTGCAGTTGGAACATGGAATGCTGCTGGTCAAACTCAGTCAATGTTAGGTGGCTCTACAGCTGCTAATACAGCAATGACTGGTCTGGGATACAGAACAACTGCGGAAACTGATATTATAATCACAACTGGTGGAGCAACTATAAGTGGCTCTATTCACTGTTGGGTTATGTACACAGTTGAGTAGTTAACTCATTTTGTTTGGCGGATGAAATACTCCGCCAGGCAATAAGATTATGGCAAGAAAATCAAAGCCTATTTCAAGAAATAAAAGAAATTACAGACCTACTAAAAAAGGTGCTGGAATGACAAGAGCTGGAGTTAGAGCTTATAGAAAAGCTAATCCAGGATCAAAATTAAAAACCGCAGTTACTGGTAAAGTTAAGCCAGGATCAAAGGCTGCAAAAAGAAGAAAATCATATTGCGCAAGATCTTTAGGACAACTGAAAAGATCTTCTGCAAAAACTAAAAATAATCC